TCGCTACGCAGCCGTAGCCATGAGGGACGGGGACGCGACGCCCCCCGCAAAGCCCCGTCCCCGCTTCTTCAACGATATGACCCTTGATGAACTGTGGGCGCGCACGCCTTCCGGCAGGAGGCGGATATGAGGCACCACATGCGCCCATATATCGACTGTGAACGCGAACTGGCAGCAGTCCGCGCCAACTGGCCGATCAGTGATTGTCTGACTACCCGTCATGGTGAAGTGAGGTTGGCTGCCGAGGTCGCGGTTGCCGAACTTCGAGGCCAGCTTGTGCCGACATGGTTGCATGAACGCGCATTCGATACGCTGAACCTGGTGGCGTTCGCATGACGCACACCAGATCATCCATCCTCAAGATCATCGAGGCTTATGAGCGCGAGACCTTGAAATGGCACGAGCGCGGCAAGAGGATCGAAAAGCGCTACCGTGACGAGGATCGCATTATCGAGGGAATGCGGCGCTACAATGTTCTGTGGTCGAACACGGAGACGTTGAAGCCGTTTCTTTATTCATCGACCCCCAAGCCGATCGTTTCGCAGCGCGGCGATACCGAGAACCAGATCGCGCGAATTGCCGCAGAGGTTCTAGAGCGCGCTTTGGTGTTCACCGTCGCCGAGGAGCATTTCGGAACGTCGCTGAGGAATGCCAGAGATGATTATCTGCTTCCCGGCCGGGGAACGGTGTGGGCTCGATATGTCCCCGAGTTCAAGCCTGCCGAGGTCCAGGTCAGCGAGAACAACAGCGACGACCAGCCCGAACTTGGCGATACGCTGGAAGTGGTCGCGTTCGAATCCGCCGTCGTCGATTACGTTCACTGGCGCGACTTCGGGCACGAACTTGCACGGACATGGGAAGAGGTTGATGTCGTCTGGCGGCGCGTCGGGCTCAACCGAGAAGCTCTGGAGGAGCGCTTTACCAAGGGCGCTGAAGTCCCGCTGGACGCGAAGCAGGATGACCGTCTGGATGCGACCAAGGACAGACCCGACAAGGCCGTCATCTACGAGGTCTGGATCAAGTCCGAAAAGCGGGCTGTGTGGCTGTCGAAGTCATTCAAGGAGCTGCTGGACGACCTCCCCGATCCGTTAAAGCTCGATCATTTCTTCCCGTGCCCGCGTCCTGCGTATGCGACACTGACCACGAACAGCCTGATCCCCGTTCCGGATTACGTCGAATATCAGGACCAGGCGGATGAGCTGGATGATCTCACCGGGAGAATCGCCAATCTCACGGCGGCGATCAAGGCCGTCGGAGTTTATGATTCATCGGTTCCCGCATTGCAGGAAATCCTCAACGACGGGCGCGACAACCAGCTGATTCCTGTCACGAATTGGGCGGCTCTGTCCGAAAAGGGCGGCATCAAGAGCTCAATAGAACTGCTGCCGATGCAGGAGATCGCCCAGACGCTCTTGTCGCTTTACGAGGCGCGGGAGAAGGTCAAGGCCGACCTCTACGAAGTCACGGGGATGAGCGACATCATCCGTGGCAACACGGCTCCCGAGGAGACCGCGACAGCCCAGCAGATCAAGTCCAACTTCGCGACCAAGCGGCTGGAGGAAAGGCAGCGCGAGGTCGAGCGGTTCGCACGCAACGCCGTCGATCTCCTGGGTAACATCATCGCGGTCCATTTCGCCCCGGAAACGCTGATCGCGATGACCGGCATGAAGTTGCTGCCCAACCAGCAAGCGAAGATGCAGGCCCAGTTCGCGCTTGGTCAGGGCCAAGTCCCGCCAGCGGCTCAATACCAGCTTCAGGACGCGCTCCAGAAGCCGACTTGGGAAGAAGTCATTGCGCTGTTGAGGGACCAGCCGCGCCGTCGATTCAGCATCGACATCGAAACGGATTCTATTGTCGCGCCCGACGATGCCCAGCAGCAACAGCAGCGGACGCAGTTCATCCAGGGGATCACTCAATTCCTCGAGACTGCGGGGCAGATCGCATCCGCTGATCCCTCGGCTGTTCCGCTGATGGGCGAACTGCTGAAGTTCGGAGCCGGAGCCTTCCGCGTCGGTCGCGATCTCATGGATTGCATCGACGAATATGTGGACTTGAAGGTCAAGCAGGCGAACCAGCCTCAGCCTCCAAAGCCCGATCCAGCCATGGCGAAGGTGCAGGCCGACGCCCAACTCGGGCAGCAAAAGCTTCAGTTTCAGGCTCAATCGGATCAGGCCGAACAGGCCGCTGAAGCCCAGCGCCATGCTGCCCAAATGCAGCAGACGGCGCAACTGGAAGTCCTGAAAGCCCATTTGGATCAACAGGCTCAGGCTCAACAGGCCGCGTTCAACGCACGACTGGATCAGCAGCAAGCCGCGATGACCGCCATGACCGAGCACTTCAAGGCCATGCTTCAGGCAAGAACGCAAATCGAGGTCGCCGAGATTTCGGCCGGCGCAACGCTCGACGCGGCGCAGATCAGCGCCGCCAACCAAGGGAGCGAAGAATGACCATCGGCAAGAGCGACGTTCCAGGAAGGAAGGCCGGCCCCAACGGCTCGTTTCCCGTCGGGGATGCGAAGCACGCCCGTCTCGCGATTGGCGGTGCGACCCGATCCTACAATGCGGGCAATATCTCCAAGCCGGAAGAGGAACATATCAAGAAGATCGCCCGCGCGCTCTTGAAGAAGAAAACGAGCCGCTGATGCCGCTCATCGCCTTCATGTGCCAGTGCAAGTGCCTGTTCGGGGAGTATCTGACCGCCGAACCATTCCAAGCGACTTGCCCACTGTGCGGCGAAGAAACGGCCGATTGGATCGACGACCGCGTTTCGCACGCACGCTCGCATCTGAGACTTCCCAACGACCAGTACGATTACGTCAGCCCAATCGATGGGGCTCACATCTCATCGAAGCACGCTCACCGCGATCACCTGAAGCGGCATGGCGTGATCGAGCTTGGCAATGAGAAGCCCGATCTGTCGAAGCCGCTTTCCCCGACCGTCCCGCGCGACAGCATCCGCGCGGAGATGAAGAACAACCTTGAGAGGATGAAGTCCGATGGCAGCTGGCGAGAAATCTGAGGCCGAAACCTCGCTGCGTGACGATCTCGCGGCGGGACTGAAGGCTATTGAGGAGCGCGAGTCAGCGTCCATACCAGATCAGGAAGGGACGCCAGCGCCGGAGGCTGATCCCGATCCTGAGCCGACCGAGCCGCAGACCGATAGAGGCGATGGGCGTGACGCGCATGGTCGGTTCGTCAAGAAGGACGGGGCGGCTGAAGTAGTCGATCCAGAAACGGGTTCGACTGAGCAAGCCGCTTCAAAGTCAGAGGATCAGCAAGCAGCTTCTCAGCGCGTCGTCGAGCCCGCTCAGACCGAGACTGACACACCTCCGACTTCGTGGCGTTCGGACGAGGCAAAGGTCTGGGCACAGCTTCCTCCAGAGGCGAAATCCGCAATACACCGCCGCGAGATGGACAACAAGCGCCTCGCCGGCGCCAACGATTCCGAGCGCATGTTCGGGCGCGAGATGGCCGAACTGTTCCGGCCCCATATCGCTGAAATCCAGGCAGCTGGAGCGAACCCGCAGATCGCGCTCAAAATCCTGCTCGACAATCACAACGCCCTGCGGAGCAATGATCCGAACGTGAAGGTCGCCAAGGCCCGCGAGCTATTGTCTCAATATGGCATCGATCCGTCGCTTGTCGCCCAGCCCGATCCCAATGCGCTTCCTCCGCATGTTGCTTCGCTGCAGGCCAAGATCGCCCAGCTAGAACAGCGGCTCGCCAATCCCCAGGGCCAGCAATTTGCCCCCTTGCCCCCGAGCCAGGATGAGAATAATATCATGGCGGAAATCGAGGCGTTCCGAGCCGATCCGGCCCACCCTCATTTCGATGCAGTGACCACCCACATGGGTCAGCTGCTCGAAACGGGAGCGGCCCCAGATTTGGAGAGCGCCTATCACGCGGCGGTGGCGATGAACCCCGCCCTGCGCTCCACGGTTCTTCAGCCGCAGCGAACCATCCAGGAAGATAAAACCGCCGCCGCTCGACGAGCAAGCGCGTCGGTCACGGGTTCGCCAGGCCAGCAGGGCTCACCCAGACCGATGTCCTTACGAGACGAGCTTGCAGAAGGACTGCGGAGCGCCGGATTTTCGGTGTGACGCTTGCTCTTAGGGATTAAGACAAATGGCCTTGCTCAACCCCAGCGCGACGATGACCGAACTGGTCACGACCACGCTTCGCAACCGTTCCGGCGAACTCGCCGATAACGTCACCAAGAACAACGCCCTCCTGAAGCGGCTCCGCTCGAAAGGAAGGGTCAAACCCGTCTCCGGCGGTCGAACGATCGTTCAGGAGATGGCATTCGCCGAAAACGGCACGTTCAAGCGCTACAGCGGTTACGAGACCGTCAACATCGCGCCTTCCGAGACCTTCACCGCAGCCGAGTTCAACTATGCCCAGGCAGCGGTCGCGGTTTCGATTTCGGGCCTTGAGATGCTGATGAACTCCGGTGGCGAAGCGGTGCTCGATCTTCTTGAAGAGCGGATCACCAACGCCGCCACGACCCTGACCAACAACATCGCGCTCGACTGCTATTCCGACGGGACGGCGGACGGTGGACGACAGATCGGCGGTTTGCAGCTCCTGATCGCATCCAACCCGACAACCGGCACAGTTGGCGGAATTGACCGCTCGACGACCATCGGCAGCTTCTTCCGCAACAAGAAGTTCTCCGGGACTTCGGACGGCGGCGGCGCGGTTTCGGCCACCAACATCGTCAACTACATGAACCAGCTTTATCTCAGCATCGTTCGCGGTGCGGATCAGCCGGACCTCATCGTCGCAGATAACAACTATTACAACTTCTACTGGACCTCGCTTCAGGCGATCCAGCGGTTCGGTCCCGAGACGGACACGGCATCGGCTGGCTTCAACGCGCTCAAATACAAGACTGCCGACGTGATGTACGACGGCGGCATCGGCGGCGGCGCGCCGTCGAACAAGATGTATTTCCTCAACACCAACTATCTGTTCTTCCGTCCGCACCGGGATCGCAACTTCGTTCCCATCGGCGATGACCGGCAGTCGGTGAACCAGGATGCAATGGTGAAGCTGATCGGCTTCGCCGGAAACATGACCATGAACAACGCGTCCCTTCAGGGCGTCCTCATCGCTTAGGAGATCGGAACAATGGCTTACACAGTCGCAGACTCAGAGCTGGGCTTCATCGATCTTTACGCGATTGATGCGGTCGGCCCCGGTCCTCTTTCCCTGGCCGGAAGCACCCCCACCTACGGACGCTTCGAGCGGTGTGGCTATCAGCTAAGAGGCGTCGATCTGGCGCTCGGTGGCGGATGGTTCATGTTCGTCCAATTCACCGGAACGGTAGCAGCTGGCGGAGTGGTCGAACTCGGAGCGACTTCGGTCAGCTCCGGTGCGCGATATGACGCTTCGGCTCAGGCATGGGCCGGAACCGCCAACTCGGGCAAACCTCTTGCGGTCGCAATGACGGCTGCGACTTCCGGGCAATGGGGATGGGTCCAGGTCGAAGGCATCGCAGTCACGAATACCAGCGGCACGGTTGCTGCCGGTGACAAGCAGTCGTGGCAGGCTTCCGGTGTCATTTCGTCAACCGTGGTCGCTTCGAAGGCGGTCCTTGGAGCCGTGGCAGTCTCGGCTAATGGGGCAACCTATGGCTCGGGTGGCGGTGCGGTGACGCTGCCGAGCACTCAGAGTCTCATCCTGCTGAGCGCACCGACCGCCCAAGGCCCGATCACCTGATCTGGCTGAAGGAATCAGGCCGTCGCTCCTCCTCCTGTGGTGGCGGCCTGATTTCCGCACTTTAGAGGAGAAAGTGAATGAGCGACTTCAACGTGGACTTCGATACACTGAAAAAGCGCAAAGTCGAGAACGGCGACATGATCCCCTTGGGTTCGGATGCCGAATATATCGCCGAGTTCACGCTGGAGAAGGTGCCGAACTTCGACGGCACGGATTTCGAGGAAGTTCCCCATCTGAAGCTCCAGGCTCCGGGCAACACGCGCACCGTCTATCATCAGCCGGTGAGGCTCGACAGCGCTCCGGGGCGTCCTTCCGATCCAGAGCGCTTCCCGCGCGAATGGGCCGCGTTCCAGGCAGGTCAGAGCCTCGAAAGCGGAACCTCGATCTACAATTGGGACGGGGTGACTTCGGGAGACGCACGGCGGTTCGAACTGGCGGGCATCAGGACCGTCGAGCAGCTTGCGAACGTTGCCGATGTTCACTTGGCGGGGCTGGGGATGGGCGCGCTGGCGTTGAGGGAGCAGGCGCGCAAGCATGTTTCAGGCGACAGCACCGAAACACAACTTCGCCAAGAGATCGGCAAGCTCACCGACATCGTGAACATGCTGATGGAAGAGCGCGAGGCGAAGAAGCCGAAGAAGGCTGCCTGATGTGGATAACGCGCTCGCGATCGCTCAGGCCGCTTTTGGAGAGCTAGGGCTTTCGCAGCCTTCCCAACTTGCTGGCGGCAATAGCCAGGACGGCATCCAGACGCTCGCCCTGTTGAACCGGGCCGGAAAGGAAATCGCCAATTTCGAGGGCGGATGGCCGGAACTTAGAGGGGAGCAGCAGATCACGCTGGTTCCCGATCAGGAAGCCTACGACTTCCCGACGGACATTCTCTATTACAAACCTTCATCCAGCTGGGACCAGACCTCGCACTGGAAAACCTACGGCCCATTGAGCGACCGCGAATGGCAGGCCGTCAAGTCCAGCATCGGCGTGTTCGGTCCTCGCATTCGCTGGCGGCTGATGGATGGCCAAATCCACTTCGACCCGCTTCCATCCACAACCGATTTGATCGTGTTCGAATATATCTCGAAGAACTGGTGCCAGTCGGCTTCCGGGACGGCTCAATCATCGTTTCTCTCGGACACCGACGTTCCGATCATCACCGACGATCTTCTCGTGCTGAGTCTCAAGTGGCGCATCCTCGCGGCAAGGGGCTTCAACTATGCCGAGGAAAAGGCGCTGTACGAAGAAGCCCTGAACCGTAGGGCCGCGCAGCTTCAGGCAACCGACGTTCTCAACATCAACCAGAGAGGGCCACGGATCGGCCCGTCGTCGCTCACCGGCCCGCTGGTTGGCGGCGTACTGGATGATCCTGGCGATCTTGCCGGGATGCTCGGGTCGTGAGCACGCTCGACGACCGGCTGGTGGCGCTGGTCGATGCGATAAAGGCTAAGTTCGATACGCAGCAAAGCGAGATCGATCCGACGCTGAGAAGCGACCTTGCTGCTTCTTCTGGAAGCGCTCTTGTTACATGGCTTCCCGTTCCGACTGGCGTTCAGGGACTGGACCTCCAGACCGCTCTCAGGGTTGGCTTAGCGGTTAATGTTAAATGGTTCGGCGCTGTCGGCGACGGCGTAACCGACGATAGCGCAGCGTTCGTCGCCGCGATTGCGTACTTGAACAGCATCGCCGGAAATCCCGCGAATAACGGCATCTACAAGGCGTCGCCCAAGCTCTTCATCCCGGCTGGCTCCTATTACATGGGAACCACCACTCTCGACATCACCCACACCCTCATCATCGAGGGCGAAGGCGGACAGGGTTTCGGAGCCGGGGGAGGCTGCTCGACGATGCTTCGCTGGGCGCCGAATACGACCGCCTTCCGCTTCCAGGCTTACAACACTTCCGGCGCGACCAATGTCGATAACGTCAATCTCCATACCAGTTCGGCAGGTTCGTACCTTCGCGATCTCTATATTTATGGGCCGTCAGGTTCCACTGGCCTTCTGAGCACCAATGGCCTTTCCGAGGGCGAATATCACGGCATCCACGTCAAGGCGACGATCTACTGCGATAACGTCATGGTCGAGGGTTTCCAGGGCGATGCCCTTTATGCCCATACCTCGATCGGCTCGGGCTCTCCCAATGAAGGGCAGAGCAACCTTTGCCGTTATTACAACTGCGTATTCAGGAATAGCCGCAACGGCGCGTCGATCCAGGGCGGGGACTCCAACGCGCAGGTCTTTGTCGGCTGTCAGTTCGTGTTCAACCGCGCGTGCGGAGTCGATGACCAGTCGTTCCTCGGCAACACCTACATTCACCCCCATGCGGCGGGCAACGGCATCAGCCACGACAATTTGGGGACTGCGGCATTCCCGGCCTATGTCGTTTCCAACGGCGGCAACCGCTACTGTCCCGTTCAAGGGCAGGAAACGGCCGCTTCGACGACGGCCCCAAGTGGGACTGCGGATACCTCCATCTGGTATTATATCGGGGCTGGCGGGGCGACGGCGGGCATTCCCGCATGGGTAAGCGGGATCAGTCTGCGCTGCGGCGCTCCCTACCGCACCAACAACGCAAATTCGGTCTGTAGTTTCCTCAATCCCTATGAGGAAGGCGGACAAGGCTTCAGCCAGTTCCATTATCCGACCACCATCCACGGCGGCACGCACGGGCAGGGCTATCCCAAGGGCTCGGGAGCGATGGTCGGCTGCTTCACCGGCGGCATTTACGGCATGTTCGGCCCCGGAGGAATTGGTTACGTGAATCCCGCAACGGGAGCGGCCAATGTCCTCAATCAGGCCGGTCTAAGCCTCCAGCCTGCGGACGGTTCGGACAACCGCCAGTTACAATGGTTCAACGGCAACCTCGCGGCGACCAGAAGCAATCTTGCGACGACGACTTTCTGGCCGTTCCGCCTGACCGGCGTCAACACGCTCCTCGCTATCGGCAAGGACTTGATCGACTGCCCCAACGGCCTCGGTCTCATGGGGACAGCGGTCATGGGCGTGGCGTCTGCACCTCCCACGGGAGCCCAGGGCAACGGCGCAAACTGGCCAATAGGCTCTGTCCTCTTCAACAGCGCTCCTGCCGTGGGGTCGGCGAAGGGCTGGCAATGCACCGTCGCGGGCGCTCCCGGCACGTGGGTCAGCATGGGGAATCTCTGATGAACCTTCCAGACGGCTACACCGCGACCGACGGCCTCACCTGCCCCGTCACTCCATCAACCACGGTCGATTGCATCGTCCGCACGTCCGAAGGGCTCGGGCATTCGGGACCAATGCGGGCGCAATATCAGGATTGGATCGCGGCCGACTTTCCCGGCGGGATCGGTGCTGTCGTCGGCTATCGATTGGCGGACCAGGGCGAGATCATCGACACGGTCTCGAGATGGGCTGAATGACTTCTGTGAGAGCCCTTCGCCAGGCCGTGATCCGCGACGCGTCGGTCCCCGCTCCCATCGGCGGACTGAACGCGCGCGATTCGATTGCCGACATGAGCCCCACAGATGCGATCATGCTCGACAACTTCGTTCCGGGAACCACCGACTGCACGTTGAGATTGGGAATGAGGGCATGGGCGACGGGAATGACGAGTCCAGTCGAAACCCTGCTTCCCTATCGCTCGGGGCTCATCAACAAGCTGTTCGGTGTAGCCGGAGGGAAGGTTTTCGACGCTACCAACCAGGGAGCCGTCGGAGCTGCGGCAGTTACGGGGCTCACCAACAGCCGCTTCCAATATGTGAACTTCGGAACATCGGGAGGGCAGTTCCTGCTCGCGGTCAACGGTGCCGACGCGATGCGCCGTTACGACGGGAGCGCATGGACAGATGCAACCGGCGCTCCAGCAGTGACCGGCTTCGATACGAGCCTCGCGATCTCGATCAATTCGTGGGGTCAGCGCGTCTGGCTCGTGGAAAAGAACAGCTTCCGCGTGTGGTATCTTCCCCTTCAATCGATCGGAGGGGCCGCGACAAGCATCGATCTTTCATCGCTGTTCCGATTGGGAGGATCGCTGGCCGGGATGCTGACCTGGACTCTTCCCTCAACCCAGCAGACGCAGCAATTCGCGGTATTCATTTCGACCGAGGGCGAGGTCGCGATTTACGAAGGCTATGATCCCGCTAGTGCTTCGACTTGGGGTCTTGCTGGGATGGCGCGGATCGGACGCCCAATCGGCGGACGGTTCTGGACACGGTTCGGAACCGAGGTCGTGCTGATAACCGTGGACGGCTTCGTTCCCTTGTCGAAGATGCTGATGGTCGATCGATCTTCAAACCGCGACGCCTTGTCGAACAAGATCGATTCCGCAGCACGATTGGCTATTTCTGGCAACCCTTCGACCTTCGGCTGGCAGGCGATGCTCTATCCGACGGGCAACAAGCTGTTCGTGAACGTGCCCACGGCTGAGAACGAGACTTCCTACCAGTTCGTGATGAACACCATAACGGGCGCTTGGTGCCGCTACCTTGGCTGGAACGCCAATGTGTTCGAGACAGTGCAGGACAGTCTCTATTTCGGGGGAAACGACGGCACCATTTACCAAGGGGAATATGGAACCGACGACAACGGAGCCGCGATCTCTGGGACCATGATCCCCGCGTTCAATTATTTTGGCGAGAGAGTAAGGCGCAAAAGGTTCACGCAGATCAGGCCGACGATCATCGGGCTCTCGGATGCGAACGTGCTGCTCGATCTCGTGACTGATCTTAACGTGGCGGACTCGCTCAGAGCGCCATCATTGTCCGCCGCCTCGGGGCTTCCAGTGTGGGACGTGAGCGCGTGGGACACGAGCCGCTGGAGCCCATCCAGATACGCGATCTCCAGCTGGCAGGCGATCAGCGGGATGGGATTTGCGGCCACGACGCGGCTTCAGGTGA